AAAAGCGAAACAGAAACAGTTAGAGCAGGATGCCTTGTCTGTTAGAAACCAGAGATTGTTGCATGGTGCATTTGCCACCCTAAGATCAAAACTATTGCTTGCTGCCTTTGCTACTAAAATTGCAGGCGACACAGTATTGAATTTTGTCAATAAAGCATCAGAGCTTACGGAGACNNTCAATCGAATTAATGTTNTATTTGGTGACAANGCTAAAGAAGTAATACAATGGGCTAAAGAGACATCTGAAAGTATACGTGGGTTCTCAGGCACTACCTTGAGCATGGTTGCATCTATCTTCTCATTACTTGACTCTATGGGTATGACTAATACTGAAGCGATTAAGATGTCAAAGACAATGACCAAATTGGCATTTGATATTGCGTCATTCTTCCCCGGAGCAAAAGATATTGATGTAATGAATAGCCTTGTATCAGCAATAGTTGGAAACCATGAAGCCCTTAGACGCTACAATATTGTTATTAATGATAGCATGATTAAAAACAAGGCTTTAAAGGATGGTATAATAGGTATAGGTGAAGAACTAACAGCCCTGCAAAAGATTGAAGTGAGAATGGGCATCATACTTGACTCAACTACAAAGGTTCAGGGTGACAGAATCAGGACAAACGAAGAGTATGAAAATACTTTAAGGGCTTTTGCGGCTACATATAAAGCAGTACAAACCGAAATGGGTAATGTTTTAAAAGAACCTATGAGACTAATACTTAAATTTGGTATTTCCTTTGCTGATGTTTTCTCGCCAGAGCGTGTTTCAGTGTATGTTGCTGGGGCAACAGCGATTGGTGGGGCATTTGGAGTATTAGCATTAAAGGCAAAAATAGCTAAATCTGAAGTGTTGACACTTGGAGCCGCACTTAAAAGTATCGTTATATTCGCCGCTTTAGAAGTAGCAGTAAACTTAATGACGAAAATGAACGCAAGATTGGAGAAGATAGCTAACCCTGTTATGAAAATACGGGACTTTTCGGCAGAAACAGTTAAAGAAACACAAAAATTGGCAGTTAGTTTGAAAGATGTTGAGGCAGCGGTAAAGAAAATTGACGCAGTATCATCCAAATTTTCTAATGTTGGGTTTGGTACGAATAAAACAGAACTTGATTTAATCAATAAATACAATCGTGAGACTATAAAATTATCTAATTCATTGAATGATATAAATGGTGATTGGGCTAATAACGAAAAAATAGTAAATGCTGTTGCTGAGGCTATGAAATCACTGAATGACGCCCGTGAGAGAGAAATAAGTCTTTTGATTGCATCACGTGATGTCAGATTAACTTCAATCTCTCAAGAACTTGCCAATCTTTCAGAACTTACAGAGATTAAAGCTGAAAGGTCTAAGAAATCACAAGATCAGTTCAATGAGGATGTTAGGCACAGAAATGTATTACTGAGGCTTAACAAAGAAAGGGCTGTTAAAGGTACTAAGATAATTGATGCTTTGATTGACAAAGAAAATAAATTGCATAAAGTAATAGCTGATGACATAGCTCACAAAAAAGCCTTAGAAAATGATAAAAAATTACTTGATAAAGGGGCTGAACTAAGAAGGGCAACCCTGCAAGGTTGGTCTGAGATGGGTGATGGAATAATCCAGATCATTGATACTATAACAGCCCGCAGAGAACAGTCAATAAGAGATGGCTTAAACCGAGAACTTGACGCTTTAAGAGCAACAGCTCAATATCAGAGGTCATCCGATAAAAAGAAAGCTGCCAGTGAAAAGAAGATTAAAGACAGAGCGTATAAGGGTATGCTTGCACTGCATAGAACAAAACAAGGTATTGCACTTGCTGATATTCAAGTAAAGTTAGCTATGGCTAAAATGAAAAACCTCGCTGAATATAGCACCAACCCGTTTGTATTAGCTGCTTTAAATAAATATGCAAACATACAAGCTGCGATACAGTCTACCCTTGTTCTTGCACAGCCCAAGCCACAGAAATTTGCTCGTGGTGGTGAGTTCACAACGAATGGTGCTGAAGTAATACAGGTAGGAGAGGGCGGTAGAGAGCATGTAAGGATTACACCGATAGACAGACCTGAATCAAGAAGGCTGTCCGGTGGTGGTATTAACATAACATTCTCAGGCAATGTTTTAAGCGATGACTTTATAGAGTCAGAAGCCATACCAAAGATTAAAGAGGCTGTCAGACGTGGTGCTGACTTAGGAGTTTAATATGCCGATAGGTACTGAAACCAGAACATTCGAACGTGACTTACTTGGTCATGGATATAATCTTAAATATTACATAACCATTGGTGATGGTATATTCAGCAATAGAGATATTGATGGTGCTTTACCGATAGTGTTGTCAGTTGGAAAGATAAAAGAGCAGATTGATTACTTTGAGAATAGATTTAAAATATCAAATGTAACTATTACATTCACCAACAATAGATTGCCATTTATGAATGGTAAAAGATTCAGCGAACTTTATGGTGGTAAATTGATGAACAAGGATGTGACAATCAAGTTAATTTCGCAGACATCCGGTACAGACAATGCTCTTACAGTTTACAATGGCACTGTCTACGATGTTAAAGAAAAAGAGCAGACTGTTAGTGTTGTGGTAGAGAATATAATAGAGAAACAGCTTGATGTTGAATTACCGATATTAGAACAGTGGTCTGGAGATGGTGACAATGTACCAGAAAACAATAGAAATAAGCCTATGCCGATGGTATACGGTCATGTTGATAGGTCGCCAGCGTTTATTTATGAGAAAGATGTAGACAATGACACCCTTGAAGGTGAGATACATGTGGTTGCTGACGGTCGTGTAGCAACAGGGGAAGAAAATAATATTATAAATTTTGCAAGTGATAATTTTCTTTATTTGGGTATGGGGAATGATTATGCATCAATTCCTATGAATACAGTACACGATCTTGATGGATATGAATTACAACATCAGTACGAAAACAGGGACAATGACATTGTTATCAAAGCTATTATTGATTCTGCTGACAATGCTAATCCCGTGGTAGATGGAAATATCCAAGTAAGGTATGTACGTAATTTTTCCTCTATTAAGTTATTTAAAGATAGCGACTCTGATGATACATACCACTATGTGGAAAATGGTTTAGGCGAACAAGTGGTTTTGCCGGGTACATATACTTATACAGTCCAATACAATTTTAATGCAAGTGATAGCATATTAGGAGATATAAGGACAAATGCGATCATATCATCCTCCTTTAATGCACAGCAAGCACCCGGACTCCAATTACCACCATCTGTTTGGGTTATTTTAAGAGGTAATGAGACAAACGATGCCCAAGTAGTGTTTTCTGCGACGATAGATGATTCTACTGATCTGCCAGTATCATTTAGTACCGAAGATGAATATTTTAATATAGCGCCAAATGATGTGAGCTATACAGGCTACAAAATCCGAAGTTTGTGTGGACTTACCCTACCAATAACTCACGGTGTTATTGCTGAGCTGGATACGACAAAAGCACAGCTTGAGACAATATACACCTATGAGAATTACGAACAACAGGACTTATATGTTGATGTGTATGGTCGCACCGATGAGAATGGCTATAACATGGAAATAGCAGATGCGATGATTTTTGATATTGTACAGCGAGACATTGGTTACAGTTCAGTTGTACTGCCTACTTACGATGACAATGAGTTAGAAAATGGTTTGTACGAATTAGCCTTTACTAATAGCGACAGCATAATGTCGAAAGACCTGTTATCTGGTATGGCTTCAAATACCAACCTCTTCCCTCATGTATCAAGCAATGGTAATTTTGAATTATCGAAGATAAAAAACATCTATTCTGAATCAGATGTTGATAGAACAATAGTATCAGAAGATATTATCTCTATGGAAGCGTATCTATCAGACATCAAAAAGCTATATACAAAGGTTGCGGTAAGGTATAAAAAGGACTATCAGAGTGAGTCATATTCAAAAATAACTAAGTACGCCAGCATAGATGGCTATGATTATGATTTTTACGGTCTTACAGATGATAAAAACAATACGCTTGTATTTGAGGCTGACTATATAAGGTATGACGGCATGGCAGACAAATTGAGAAACTTTTTACTCTCTTTTGGTTGCAACTTACATTCAACCCTTAAGATAACTCTGCCTGCAAACTATGTTACAATATCAGTTGGTGACATACTAAAGTTTGATGCCTTGTATCATGGTATTAAATTTAATGGTGAAGA